TGTAAGTGTTTCTGATAGCAAGTGTCAAACACAAAGGAGCGGCAATGGCTGAGGCCCCTATCAAACGTGCGCTAATTTCGGTAACAGACAAAACAGGTATTGTTGAATTTGCACAAACGCTTACTAAAGAGTTTGGCGTTGAGGTAATTTCAACAGGCGGAACCGCAAAAATCCTCGAAGAGGCTGGTGTGCCTGTAGTTCCTATTGAGTCGTATACCGGATTTCCAGAGATGATGGACGGCCGCGTTAAGACGCTGCATCCTCGTGTTCATGGTGGTCTTTTATGCCGTAGAGATAATCCCGGTCATGTCGCAGACGCAGAGAATAATGGTATTGGCATGATTGACCTGGTCTGCGTTAATCTCTATGAGTTTGAGAAGACCGTAGCTGATCCATCAGTAACTCTTGAAAATGCAATTGAGCATATCGATATCGGTGGACCTTCAATGCTCCGCTCTGCTGCAAAGAATAATGATTTTGTTACAGTTGTTGTTGATCCGGCAGATTATGGTCGTGTTCTTGATGAGATGCGTGCCCATGACGGTGCAACTACAAGGGCTTCTCGCCAGCAGCTGGCTTTGAAGGTATTTAAGACAACGGCTGCATACGATGGCGCTATTGCCGCATACCTTTCTGGTGTTGTTGAAGCAGAGCGGAGTACATTCCCAGAGACTTTGCTGGTAAAGGCAACAAAAGAACAAGATCTTCGTTACGGAGAAAATCCTCAGCAGTCCGCAGCGTTTTATAAGATGCCTGGAGCTCCCGCACACTCCCTGGCAAACGCTCAGCAACTTCAGGGTAAGCCCTTGTCTTACAACAATTTACTTGATACTGATGCAGCTTGGGCTGCTGTTCGTGAGTTTGATGACCCATCAGTCATTATTTTGAAGCACCAGAATCCTTGTGGATCTGCTACGGCGGAAAATGTTGTTGAGGCATACGATCGAGCATTTGCTTGCGATCCAGTCTCTGCGTTTGGTGGAATTATTGCAGTTAATAGAGAGGTTCCGCTGGAGTTTGTTGAGCACTTTGCAGACATCAATAAGCAGTTTGTTGAGGTTCTTATTGCACCAAGCTTTACAGAAGAGGCTCTTGAGCGCCTGTCAAAGAGAACAAATCTTCGCGTATTGGCTACGGGCGGAATCGATAGAAGCCGCGAGCTTGAGATGAGAACTGTTGACGGAGGTCTTTTAGTACAAGACCTTGACCACGCAGACGAAACTCCAGATAGCTTTGAGGTTGTTACTAAGCGCCAACCAACTCCAGAAGAGCTGAGCGATTTGGTATTTGCTTGGAAAGTTTGCAAGACCGTTAAGTCAAATGCAATTTTGGTTGCAAAAGATCAGGCTGGAATTGGTATGGGACCAGGTCAGCCTAATCGTGTTGACGCCGCTCTTCTTGCGTGTGAGCGTGCAGAGGCAGCTTGTGAGCGCATGGGAATTGATTCAAAGAATCTTGTGGCAGCATCTGATGCCTTCTTCCCATTCCGAGATAACGTTGACACACTAGCAGCTCATGGCGTAACAGCTATCATTCAGCCTGGCGGATCGGTCAGAGATGATGAATCTATTGCTGCTTGTGATGAATACGGCATTGCAATGGTGTTTACAGGCAAGCGTCACTTTAGGCACTAATCTGCTAATTCGGGACTAGCAGTTCATTTTAAAAAAGTTGGGGGAGGACACTGTGGACCAGGAAGAGTTAGAAGCAGCTCAGAAGTTTGAGCTTGATAATCCAGAACTTGTTTGTCGTTGGAGATTATCTGGAGGTGTCCTCCCTCTTGATAACAGGCACTTACGTGCGCTGAGCAAGCGAGTTGTTGCGCAAAAAGAGGTTTCTCCGCACTTGATTGCTTGGGCTAAGCAGCATATTGAGGGAACGCTTAAAGAAGGGTCACAAGAGTTTCCAGATGGCGTTCTTATGATTTTGCTTGAAAGCAATGGACAGGCTGCTATGACTGTTGGACCTTACCAGTCTTTGGAAGAGCGTTCTGTTCTGTCTCTTGCGGGACGCGCAAGAATTTCACAGCGAGAAGAGCAGCAAACTCATTGTGCACCAGAGGTGCTTTGGCTGGTAAAAGACGGAAAGCTTATTGCGGGCGTCTCGGAAGAAAGCGTTCGATCGGGAGTCACAAGTTTAGTGTTAGACCTGGCACAGACTCTTCATGAGCCAACAGAGTTTAATCCAGACGTTATTGCCCAGGTATTTGATGGAACCGCCGAATTTGATGAAGCTTTTCTTACTTCAGATGAACATGGAATTGTATGTGCTTCTGATGCTCAAGGCGAGATAGGAGAGCGTTTCTTATTTGGTTACAAGAAACTTTGTGAAATCAAAGCTGCTAAGTAATCAGATAAGTGCGATATTTAAGGCTCGTCCAGCAAAGGGTGCGCAACGCACGATGAAGCTGTCGCACGTTGAGCGCCTACGTAAAAATCTGTCTGTTTTTCAGACAGATGGCTTCTTGTGTACTTGAATATTTTGTCGATTTACAAAAAACTTGCACTTTAGTGTTATGTTTATTTTGTAATTCCGCAGGTAGAAATTCCTACTTAAAAATAGGTATTTGTCAGCTTGTATTTCTGATTTGTTTCATTGTTTTTAAAATTTACAAATCTAAATTATTTTACAATAGTGTATTTTATAATACCATCGCTTTAACTGTAGCGATCAAATTATCTACTACTGTAGATTCTACTGGGTTAGCATCTTCTGCTACTGTAATAGCTGGTGGTGTACCACCATGAATATTAGCAAGAGTTGTGCTCAAAGCTCCTAATGATGTATTGAAATCATGTTTAGAGATTTGATCACTTGCTGTTGTTGTATATTCAGGAGTGATATTATCAAAATCAGTAGCAGTTACATTATGACCTGCTAACTTATCACTGATAATTTTATTAAGCTTAGCGAATAAGTCAATAGCACCATTAGCACTTAAACCATTAACTGGTGTAGGAGTTGGAGCTACTGGAACGCTTGGAGCTGGAGTTATAGGTGTTGGGGTAGGAACTGCTGGAGTTGCACTACCACCAGCACCAGGAGTTGGCGCAGGTGTTACAGGAACTGTTGTACCAATAGCAGGAGCTACAGGTGTTGTACCATTACCACCTTGTCCTTGAGAAGGTGTAGGGGTAGTACTGCCTGTGGTAGGGACAGTAGGTGTTACTGCTGGACCAGGTGTAGGACTAGGAGTTGTACCTGTGCTACCTGTACCAGAAGAACCACCAGGCGTTACTGGTGTAGTTGTAGAACCAGTACCACTACTTGGAGTAGTAGGTGTAGGAGCTACAGGAGTTGCTGTACCACTAGTTCCATGACCAGGAGTTGGGCTCACAGGTGGAGTCACAGGACCAGGTGCAGGAGGTGGTGTTACTGGTAAGATTGTACCAGTATTAGTTTCATCCGCATGAACGCCTAGATATGTCAAGTCAGGTACATTTGGTGTAGGATATGGATATGCATCTTCAATACTACGTGTTGCACTGCGTACAGCTCTAGGGTCATATAAAGGATCATCCAATCTGTATTTAACTACAGGAACGTTGTCTGCTGTTGTATCTTCAACTGGAGCACTAGGTACTGTTTGAGGACCAGCCATAGGAACGTCTTTTGGATCATTTTCTTTATCATAAGTATGAACGCCGATACCACGTGCACGTTGTTCTTCACGCATACGGTCAAGAGCAGCTTGTGCTTGTCGTTCTTGTTCATCTTTGATTTTGTAAATCTCTTCAAGCTCACCTTTACGTACTGCACCAAAGGAGTACATATCAGTTGTAGGACATTGTTCATTTAAGAAGATATCAATAATCTTATCTTCAAATCCAAATTCCTTCATTAAAGCTCGAGCATTTTGTAGATCCATATTTACGTGCATATATTGAATCATCTCATACGGCATTACCGTAATTTGTAATGGTTCACGATATCCATCAGTATATGGGTCAGAGTTTTGATGTGCTACAATAAGCATCTCATTAGCATCATCCCAAATAGTTGGAACGAAGCCTAGGTTGTATTTGTGATTGTTATCACCGTAAACTAATAAACCACTCACAGGGGTTGCTTTATTAGCATTGACGGCTTTACGTTTATCACGTACTAGTTTAACTGCAGTTTTTTCCATAACTAGTATAATTCCTTTCTCTTAAGAGTCTTGATAAATTGATCGACCATGTCCTGAATCCAATCCGGCAGAATCAGGACAGTTACGCCCATATTGTCCTCAGTTGAGACAATTATATACCTGTTATAGATAGCACTTTTACAGCCTGGGTTATACCTAATAACCCGTTTTAAGTGATGATATAATAGAGAATTTCCTTTCGTATCCTCCATTGTAACACCACGTTCAAATGCTCGTTTAAGAAACGCTAATTGTTTCTTTTTTGATTTGATATTCACTCTCTCTTTCATTCTCTTAGAGAAATGATGTGAGAGAGTGTAATCATTATTAAACTCGCATCTTTTCGTAAGGGTCTCTTGCATGTAGACCCAACCGCTCTTGATAGATTCGTTCTTGAACCTGATTCAAGATTTCTGGTTGGAATACTCCTTGCTTCAGATAGTTATTGAATGGTATTAATGCTTCATACACCAATTGGTTAATCCGTGCTAAAGCTTTATAGTAATTCAAGAAACCATCGTCATAGTAGTTGAACTCCTCACCCGTTTCCATACATTTATGCTTATAAGTCTCAGCATATTGTACAGTTCTCCCGTAGAAGTATGCTTGTAAATGAGCAGCTTGTTGTAATGAATCCATGAATCGTTCATTAGTAAATACTTCTACATACATACCACAATCGATATTAGCATGAGCAAAATCATTAATGATTTGCTTAGCCAATCGTGTGTATTCTTTAATGGCTTTATCACCATAACATAGTAAGAAGTTTTTGTTTTGCTTATTATTATTGATCTCACGATCAATACAGTTCTTACGCTTCTTACCGCCTTTTTTACCTTTAGCCATTCTAGCATCAAATGGTTTAGTACCAGTTAATGTTTGATTGGTTAAGCCAGTTTCTTCTTTAAACTTATCCTCATAACCTCTGCGGAAATAGATTTCTGCTTCGCTAGTTGGTTCAGTAGTGAAACTGGGCACCATAATTGGTTGGTTGTTTTGCCGGAACACAGCTAAGTGCTCTTCGGCTCTAGCTTGACCTGCTTTATATGCTTCACTATTAATAGTGATATTATAATTAGGGTCATTATTAATCGTAGGATTATACATTAGATTTCTTCCCCTTCATGTAAAGATGTAACTGCTTGAAGTAGTCTAGATCCTGGCTGAGAGAGATGAACTGCATTCTCGTAATTTTTACGTTCAGTCTCGCTCATATTTTGGATCTCATGTAGACTATCCAAGTAGTCACCCAATCTAAATCCATCATTGTAAATATAGTTTCCATCTTCGTCACCCAAGTCTTCTAGGTATAAGATGAAATCTTTTAACGATCTAAACCCATTAACTGGGTCTTCAGGTTTAATAGACCAGTTAGAGATAAGAGATTCTTCAAAGTCAATGATATCTACGTTAGCAATTATATACTCACGTACTACATCTTGACCTGTAATGAACTCGAATGTTTTCTCTTGGTCATAACCCTCAATAAAGTAAATAAATAGAGTATACTTCCTATCCTGAGGATCAATATACTCTTTCTCTTTTGGTTCGTCCTCAATCTTAACGAACATAGATCGGATCGGCTTATTGCTGACCCCTTTAATATTATTATTATATGGCATAGTATACGCCTCCTTTCATACTTATAATATATAATTCTAGTAGAACTTAGGTTTGCGTTTTACGTATATCATATAATCAGAGAATCTAGTTATACCAGTATAGATTAGATTAGGCATAATATCCTTACGTAACCACTCTTCAATGAATATACCAGAATAGTACTGGGATCCTTGAGAGAGATGTGTAGTGATAGCATATGCCAGTTCAATCTTATTCCCTGGAGAGTAAGGACTATTACGTAGTCTATTCTTATCATCATAGTCTGCATTGAAATAATCATAGTCACACTTGACGTCTCTGAATAGCAGTCTACCCTGACGTAAGTCTATCTTAAAGATATTACGTTCACTACCACGAGATGATACATCTGGGAAGTTCTCTACTGTACCACGTAGACCATTAACTAAGTTAATACCATCACATTCAATACTCCAGTTATTCTTTCGACAGATAACTGGTTCACCATGGACAGGTAATTTAGAACGGATACCACGTAAATCACGTAAATAGCTATTGATGATTTCTCTTGTAGCGTTCTTACAAGTCAATATTATAGGGGACTGTACTAAGAAATCATCAGTAAGCATATCCTCATCAATAACTACAGCATTATTATAAGTCCCATAGTGTATAGGAAGACCTTTAATAGCTCTATCAGCTAGATAGATGATACCAGAGTTCTCTCCTTGACGCATAATATCTGTTAAAAAATGAACCTTGCCGTCTACTAGATAACCTGGATCATCAGCTACAGGTGGTAACTGATTCAAATCACCGCATGCTATAATCTTAATACCGAAAGATTCAATATCTTTAATCATAGACTTAGGTGTCATAGATGCTTCATCTATTAAGATAAGCTTAACACCCTCTAGTTGCTCACGTTTAACAAACTTAGTTGTGACTTTAGGTTTGTTAAAATATGGATCCATAATAGGTCTACCTAACCCATCATATTGGATTTGCTCTACAGGCTCATAGATAGAAGCATGTATAGTCTTAGCTGTGAATAATCCACGATTACGCATAACTATAGCAGCTGTACCAGTAAAGCTCATAGGCAATAGCTCATCTATAGATAAACCTAAACGGTTAATGATTTCAAATAATACCACAGTCTTACCTGTACCAGCAGCACCGGTATATTGGAATACCAATTCAGAGCTATTATTAAACCATTCGACAGCAGCGTCAACGACTGCCTGCTGTCCTGGGTTTAATTGGAATTTCATTATCTCACCCTCTTGAATACGACGAAGGTTTCATAATGTCTATCATCGGTATATACTGTAAGTAATTGGTATCCACGAGCTGTCATATTATCAATACCATATGATGCATACTTAGTAGTATAGAGCATAGACTTAGTATCACCAACAGCTGGTGTATATTCTTTAAGAGATTGATTATTTTGCTCAAGAGCTACATTAAACTTTTGATCAGATGTCTCTTGTTTAACAAAATCAGTATAGTAATATACATAGGAACTAATAGCTATCAGAACTATAGCTATTAGACACCCGATAAATGTCTTCTTACCCATATTATTAATCCTTTCTTGCTTAGTTTACTCTAGTGTAAACTACTACAGTTCTTCCGTTAAAATCACTATTACGTACAGTAACACCTTTAGCTTTATAGCCACGCTCTTTCATATCAGCAATACCGTGGTTTACTTCTTCATCATATCTATAACTTACAATCACTGTATCATTAATTGCAGGGGTCAAACCCTCTAATGCTGTATTATTACGTTTAACTGCAGAGTTATGTGTAGAATCAAAAATACAACCAGTAGTTGAAACTAGTGAAATCATAATCAATATTAAAAGTGCGTATTTTCTCATTGTTTTATCTCACCCTTTTATAGATAACAAGAGCTTGGTCTTTAAGATTATCGTAAACTATAGACTCTACCACATACCCGTTAGCTATCATTTCATTAATAGCATCACCTGTTGGTGCATCATAAGTAACTGCAACTTGTCCACCAACAGCTGGCATATGCTCTTCTAAAATAGGACGTACTTGTGTAGGCTTATCACCCGGATGCACACGAAATATACCGAATACTGCACTAGCTATAGATAGTGCTGTCATGATCAATAGACCACCGACTACGACATACATAAGATATGTGTTTACTTTTTGCTGTTTTTCTAAAGTATCTTTCATTTGTTGCCTCTCTTAGCTCTACTTCTCTCTTTAATAGCTTCCATTTCAGCTTGAGTAAAGTCTATTTCTTTCAAATTAGAAGTATCATAGCCACATAAATAATTTATGCAGTCCATATACTTAAGACTATCATTATAATAGATTCCGGATGAATACGTTACACCATTATCCATTACAATTTGAACCTGTCCTTTGATATCACGTTTCTTAGGGTTAACTTTAGCATAAGTGACCACTGTTGGATATTCTTGGACTAAATCTAGATACATATCGAATAACGTTTTCATAATAGCGACATTATTCAACGGATCATAGATAACTGGATTTTGTAGAACCAATGCTTGAGCGTCTTGCTCGAAACACAATGGTCTACCTTTGATAAATACAGGAATTAACTGTCCAGCATCTGTTTCAAACATAATTTGAAGAGACTTTGCAGGGTTATATACTAAACCACAGGTATAGAATACATCCTTTTCAAACTCTTGCCTCGTATACGTTGGAAAAGATGGAACACTAACAAACATGCTTCCCATAAGAGTACCTTTCTACCTCTGAAACACTATTGTAATCAGGAGGATTTACGATATGAATGAATATAACACAAACACCGACTTCCAACACACCGAAATCGGCATCTTAACATCACCTTGTGATAAATATAAGCCAGGATTTCAAACCTTCTATTTACCTTCATTGAATCCTATGAATCTTAAGTCTAACACAAAGCAATCTATAAACGTACAACCAACAAATCTTATCAATAAAGAACCTATTAAGGGTGGTAAGATTCAGGTTGGGTCTAATATTTTAGTGGAAATGCCTAAAGAAGTTGCTAGACAATATCCATATAAGTTTATCCCTCCAGGGACTAGATTTATAATCGGTTTTCCTAGTGGTGATATCACCAAACCAATTGTTATAGGGAGGGATTACGATGCTTACAGAGATAAGTAGTATTCAAGAATTTATTACCATGAAGCCTGCAAATAATTCAGACTTTCATGCCTACTCATACTATATGAAGTCATCTTCTCAGGGATCATTAGAAATCCCTTTTAGAAATTTGATTACTACAGATTATCTTGATGATTTCAAGAAAGAAGCATACAAGATAACTTTAACTGCAGAAGAATTTCGTAAATACAAATATAAACCAAAGCTTTTGGCTCATGATATCTATGGTAATAGTGAATTCCATTATATCATCTTAGCTATCAATGGTTTATACAGTATTAAAGACTTTACTAAGAAGACTATATACTTAATTCCGAAGAAAGAGCTACTCAGATTACTTGAATACGTCTATGCTTCTAATAAACAGTATATAGATTCTTACAATTATTCACATGGAATAGAATAAGATATTACCACGGAAGAGTACACTGTACTCTTCTGTGTTTTATTCTGTCACATAAACTGGTTCTTCTATAAACATAGGGATTGGTTCTGTGCTTCTAAACATCGGTTTGATTTTGTCTTTCATACCGTGTTGCTCAGCAAAGTACCCTACAGATAATAGACTTTGATTTGGTAACGCCACAAACATAGATGGTGCACTGTATACACCTTGACGTGGAGCCCATTTCTTAATAAGATTCAAATATTCTTTAGCTTGAGCCTTATCTAAAGCTTCATTAGCTCTGCCCTTACGTACATACACCATTTCATCAAATTCTTCTGGTGGGATATATGGGCAAAGCATAGTTTCTACAGCATTTACAGGAATCTCTAAGTTATACTCAATCATATCTAATGAACGATCAGTATACTCAGATTTCTTGAATCCATTAATCTTATCTTGATTGAACTTGTCAATTGTCATTTCTAGTTTAGCTATAGCAAATGGGTTAACCCCTCTGGATATAGCTTTAGTTCCACTAGGTAATGTACCAGAATACTCTGGTGTCATCTTTTTCTTCTGACGGTCTAATCTAGCTTGCTCTTTATCTAACTCTTTAGGTTCCTCGATAGGTTCTTCTTTAATAGGAATCTTAGGGTCAGTAGAGCGTAATTCACTCTCTGTATTTTTAACCTCTTCAGGTTTAGTAGTTCTTACAGATTCAGCATTTTGTGCTGCTAGTGATAAATCAGTCATAGTCAATCTATGAACTGTATTAGTACACCCCTCGTCACAAAGCAACTCAACTGGTTTCTCTGGATTAAATGGGTGATAGAATCTCTTAGGTGCATTAGTACCATAACGACTCTTAATAAGAGAGAACCCCATATATGGATTATCGGCAGCATCTCTCTCAGGAATAATGATAATACCACTATCGATATTCTCTAGAATTTTGATAGACTCACCGATATTATTACGGCCTACACATTCTACCAAGTTATTACGACTAATCTTACGGCCCTCGTCGATAGCTTTTGCTGCTTCACGGTTCAACTGAGATGCTGTAATTACTGGAATATCTTTATCTATAGCAAACTGTTTGAATTCATCTACTACAGAACCTAATGCCATGTATGGGTCTTTACCCAATACTTCGAAGTCACGACATTTGATACGTTTGATGTAGTCTTGTACCATACAGATGACTTCTTTATTACTATCCGCTAGCTCATCATACAACGCATATACATAATCTGTATCTACAGTATTGGCTGGGATATATTTAATAACGATATCGATAGGGTCATCATCAGTTACAGAGAAACCATTTTGTTTAAATTGGTTAGTCAATTCTTCTAATGATAACTTTTTATCGAAGTCTCTAGCAACTAAGATACCATGAGCACGTTCAATGGTTTCTTCAAGAGAGTTTTCCATTGTAAGATAAACGATACATGGTCTTTTATTAGGATCTTTAGGTTTATATTCCCTATTGAATTTCTTCAATTGCAATGCTAGGTTAAGCATTGTCATTGATTTACCCTCACCTGGTAGACCGAATAGTAGATAGATACGTCCATTCTCGAAACCACCAGAGATAATATTATTGAATGCTTGCATACCAGTCTTAAGCTTAGTAGATGGGTTATGCAAACGGTCATATACATTACTCATAGTTCTGATAAATACATCAGAATCTGTTAATGAGAATGTCTCAGACCCAGTTGCTGTATTAGCAGTTTGACGTAAAGTTGTACCGATATCACGCAATCTAAAACGCATATCTTTTAATACTGCTTCACGTTCTAGTTGGCTACCGGCTGTAGTCAACTCAATGAATTTATCATGGGCTTGTGCCATGTATGTGATAACTGAATAGTTTTCATAGTCAGAATAGATACGTTGCTCTATAACTGCAAAGTCACTACTATTCAATGGGTTATCTATTTGATTCAATGGTAAATGTTTCTTGATTAGACCATCAGAGCATACTTCAATGAGAAGCTCTTTGTCTTTATTACCATTAATTCGTCTTTCTAATAATGCCTTGAGAAACTTAAATACGTGAATATGCTTTTCTTGAGTTTTGATATCATAGACTTTTTCAGGATCTATTTTATTCATAAGCTTTAACAACGTAGCTAAGATTTCTCGATTGTCTTGTCTGTATAGCGTTTGGAATACATACCTAACGTATATAACTAGATTAGGCCATTCAATCATGAATTTATTATTCAATTCATTACCTCTAGCCATTAATCCTACCTCACTTTACTCTTTTAACAAATCGATCAATTGGTCTGTAGTTATAAAAGTATAACCTTTATTATTATTGATATATCTAGTGAGTATCTCATACTCTGATAGATTCTTATCAGTAATATAGTCATACTCTTTAAATTTTTCTGAGACTTCGTTGGCTTGTTGTCTTATGATATCATTCTTGAAATCACATTTGAATTTAATCGAGCCGTCATTTCTAAACTTGTCTCTAAGTATATTAATATTTGGATGGTCTGCTGTAAGCTCTACACGTATATTATCTATACCCTGAGCTTTAAGATCCATCAAATAGTTGTAAATGGTTACTGGGTCACTAGCTATCATATCATCAATATTGATAGTATCATATCTAAATGACTCAATTTGCATATATTTCACATAATACTGTCTTGTGTAAGTATTATGGACTAAAATTATAAAGCCCTTAGGCTGTTCTTCACCAAAATTCCATCGAATTGGTGAACCACAATAGTACCAGTCTCTTTCATAGCAACCTGGTACATGAACATGACCAGCAATTACTGGTCCATTAGATAAAATAAAGTTATTCATACTAAATACCGGGGATGGTGCATCTAAATCTTCTGCATTTCTCCCATATATAGAACCTTTGATAGTTCCATGTGCACATACAGAATCGTATGTCTCAGTATATAATATATTCTCATAATATTCTTTACCTAAACCAGGTATTTCAGGAATACAAAGAATCTTCTTACCATTTACATATTCAAACCGTATAGTCTCTATGACTCTAACATCTACAGTTTCGTCGTTCATATATTGATAAAATAGCTTAGTTTGGTTAGCATCATGGGATGGTGTACCATGTAAGATAAATAGTGTACATCCTTTATTACGACATACAGACACTAGTTCATCTACAAATTTCAATGCATAAAAGATAGCATCTGAGTTACCCATAAATTTATGATGGAATAAGTCCCCGTTTATGGATACTAAATCTAAATCGTCTATCATAGCTACGGTCTTAGTGAATTGCTCACTAAGAATCTTATAAGTTATCTCTGGTTGAATTACTCCGAAATGTATATCGGATATATGTGCTTCTATAAATAAATTACTATCTTTCATTGGTTCACCACCTCATACTAAGCTTAATTTTATCTTGTACTAGTACGTTGTGTATGTAATATTTTTCTACGTGAAAGACTCTTCATAAATGCCTATTTAGACAAAAAATAATAGGAATAGAGCCAGTGGCCCTATTCCGTTTTTGTGTTGTAATAGTACTCTAAGATAGTACAGAAACCATCCATAAGTGGGCGAATGATATTAATAAACATTTGCTCATCTTCCAAGCACTCTATACTAGCATTACCATCAGAGAATGATACATTAGTCTGCTCTTTCTCTTCATCATAGTTGTAGATTCTAATATTGATATCTTCAAGATATGATAGAGTGATAGTAATCTTAATATGATGCTTAGGGAAGTAAGAAATGATTACATCATCATCTTTGAACTGTGCATCTAATCTATACTCAGATAGACCCATATCGGAACGATCTAGTTTATCACCTGGGGTATAGAAGAAGATTAGCTTAGCTACACGAATAAATGTAGCCATAGCTTTAAGTTCTTTATAAGATGGTGAATGCTTTCTTAGCTTACTTAAGTATCTTGTAAACTTAAGATATGGGATAATCCCATACTTCTTATGAAGTATGAGATTTCCATATTCATTATCACCAGATAAAGCTTTTAAGTTTTCTGATACTTTTACATTAGAATATCTTTTCTTTGCCATGAGATATCCTTTCTTTTAAAAGCATACTACAGTTCCACATTATGGATTTTCATGATATCTAAAAGATGAGCATTGTTTCCATTCTCATCTTTCTCATCCATACCAGGAACTTTATGTGTATAATCAGAGACATAGTCAAACATGATCTCCAATACTTTGATACAAAGATCTTTACTATCGTTGGTCATATTTATTCATCTCCTTAACTATAGTTTCTATAATATACTGGCCAGCTATACCTAGTTCAATAACCTCATCGAAAGCTTGTTTCATCTCAGTTGGATTATTGAATAAGAATCTCTCATGTAACGCTGAGTCAGATACTAAGATACCTAAAGCTGTATATAATGGTAATTGTTCCATATTAGTAGCCGGTTCAATACCCATTACATCTAGCTTAACCCTAAAGAAGCCTCGAGCTATAATTAAGAACTTGATGAATCTTAGATAGTCATCAAGTTCCATATTTATAGTCTCTAGATATCGCACAATATATTCAATGATATCTTGGTCGTCTCTATATACATAAGGATTACGTAAGATATAATCAACTTCATATGCTACGATAGTTTTTACATCAATAGGAATATGAATTCCATTGATGGCAGATAAGACATCTTTATAGCATACAGAATTTCTGAATGCCTGATAGGTATCATTATTCTTAAAATTCAATCTATCAATATAAGCCATACAAATCTTTGGAGATTGAAATATAAGCTCTTCTGGTACATTCTCATTGATGAATCTTTCAAAAGAGTTTGCAATCTCATTAGCAGACTTATTAGTAACAGATGTAATTTGGTTTGCTGCTTTAATAAGCAGTTTATTGTAATCCGTCATCGGTCACCTCGATATATTGATTAGCATAATAGATTAACAATACACAAGTAATAGCAGAGTAGAATAGTTGCTTATACACATCATTAAACAACTCTACTGGATACTTGTTATTGAATATCATTGTTTGAGCTTGTCCTTGCTTATCTGTGAAATTGATAGTCATTCTATCTAAGATAGTATCTGCATAGATACGTACTTTAAATTTATCATTCATATCAAAATCTAAGAAGCGATCAGACAAATGTTGGTTTCTAATCATATAGAAAACAAGCTCACTAGGATCAGTGATTGATACTAAATGGTACAAATCAGCAAATCCCTTAGTACTACCATTGATGCTATAGAAAAACTCCGTATTATCGTCATATACGGGTTCTCCATTAACTATAGCTTTAGGTTCTCCTTTAGTAATCAATACATCTAAATCTGATGTAGTCTTATAAAGACTTTTGATTAGTTCTTCGGAGTCTGTTAGAAATCTTTCTATATCCATGATTAAAAGCCTTTCGCATAAATCTTACCCATAGCAATGAATAAGATCTCTAAGTCTTTTTGAGTATAGCGTTCACGTTCAGCACTATACCAAGATACTACATAGTCAACACTTTCACATGAAGTACGTACGTATAAGTACCCATCATCTTCTTGTGCTGTAGCGTTAAAGACACCATAAGGTGTTTCGAATGAATATGCGTTAGCTTCATACAATTGGGTAAATTTCATCTTGTTTAAGATGTCTAATGCCAACTGTTTAATATCCTCTGTTACAGGATATAGAAGTTCTCGTTCTTCCATACTTACCTCCTTTAATAAATACAAGATTACCAGTAAGTTAGTTTAGTTTATCTTTATCGGCTGGGTTTGGAATCTCTGGCATAATATCATCATTCATAGCAGCCTCTCGTAAAGCTATTAATACTTGTGCGTAATCAGATGCTCTATCTTTTCTAGCAATCTCTTCTACTAAGAATTGTCCTAATAGAATTTTTGCACTAACGTCATTACATGAAGTAATAAGTTTATCAAGACTTTTTAAACCATTTTTGCTATCATAAGCTCTATAATTTGATTCATCACTATCCATATATAAGAATATAGATAGTAGTGATGATGTGATTGCATAATAAAATTTATGCTCAAACTTAGGATTTAATACATCCAGCTCATTATTTTCTTTCTTACCCAATAATACTAAACGTTCATTACGACTATCAAACATAACCACAATACGTTTATGGTTAAACTGAATGCCGATTAATAAGATATCGGCGCCAATAGCATCTTCTAAAGTACAACCAGTGGATTCTTTACGCTCAATATATTCTTCTAAGTCTTCTTTGAATAGATATTTCTCAATATTATATTCATCTACACTATGAAAATCTAAAGAGAAATCTATTTCTTCTGTAGTTTTAGTGCTTACAGCTATAGCACCAAAGTTACCATCATTCTCTTCGAAATGATATTTTATATGTCTAAAAGAATCCATAGTTAATTCTTTCAAGTCTTTAATGATATATGCTGTAGTTAATAAACCATGGATACCTGCACATAGAGTGGTTGCTATATGATAAAACCCATATCGTGTTGAACTCATATTCTCAAATACATCGTCGACTGTAAATAATTCCACATCTAGATCAGCATTTCTAAATAATTCTTCTCTTGTAAGACGCTTCTTATTTTTCATTTTTATTACCTCGTAAATTCTAAAATGTAACAGGTTCTCCTGTTAATCCTTTATCTATCATAATATCTACAGTATCTCTAAGTGCATGATTTACAGCACCAAGAATGAATTTCTCACGTTCACCTAATTTGCGTTTGATTTTTAAAGTATCTTCAAACTCTTTTAGGTCTGATGTGAAATATTCTACATCACGGAACTGTACATCTGAAACTGTACGTACTGTATAAGAGATATCACCAACAGTCATATTCTTAGAGAAGTACGTTAATGGTCCAAATGTTACACTTACATTTTGCTCTATGTCTGGAGCAGTATAAGTTACAGCAGCTATTTCCATAGCTGAACCAGATCTGACTCTAGTTATAGTACAGATCTCATATATAGTATCTCGTCTAGGAAGACGTCTAACTATACCAGAGTACTTTAGTGGCTTAATATACGTATATTCCAAATACAATATTAAAGCCGCTGATACAAATGGTTTATCATATAGAAAGTCTATACAGTTATATATTTCTGCTATTAGACTATCTATAGTTTTAGCAGCCTTACGCTTAACAAAGATCTTTTTATACCATGGAGTGTTTATAAATTCGGTCTTTGTTAATTCTAACGACGTAAGAGCTACAAGGAGTTTGTTATAATGCTCGTAGTTATCTTCCATTTAAATCACCATACTTTATCTGGGTCTACCAATTTATTGCATAAATCCATAATGATGCTACGGATTCCATTATTAGTGAAATCATCATCATCGTCATGAGCATAGCTAATTTCTGTAGAACCTAGAGACTCATTTCTTATGGTCTCGATTGGTTCATGTTCTACGTCGGTATTAATAGGCGTATCAATGCCCTCACGTGCAATAATATATCTAATGCTGTCAGCGTTCTTAGTATTGTATTCGACTTTAGTTGTAGTGATAGAGCCGAATACTTTACGTGCTACATACTTTCTAGTAATAGATAGCTTTGTGTCTTTTAGAACGATAGTCATTACCATATTATTATATGGCTTAACTACATTACCAGTTACCTTACATACTTCAGCAACGTTATCTAACACATCCATCATCAAAGCATCTCTACAGAATCTCTTAATGAGTGTATCAGTACTACGTAGTCTCCACCAAATAAGTGGAGTTTTTAAGATATTATTATTCTCTTCAAACAAATCTTCCAAGTCTACACGCTTGATTAATAAGTCTAAGAGATATGTGTTATTGTTTGCCATTATCTGTATACTCCCTTCAATTCGTCTACATTAAAAGCAACCTGTGTTAGTTTAAAGAATGTATCTTGAAGAAGATTGTAAAGATATACATTATCACCATCAATAGAATCTAACGTATAAGAACCATACTTAGATGGGTCATCTCTATTTAACTGAATAATCATAAATCCGTATACTGGTTCACCACCAGCTTTAGACCATAGATATTCATAAGCAGCTAACTGCATAAAGTACTTGTACCCTATATGACTAGATGTCTTGAAGTCTACTAAATATAACTTTCCATCTATTCTCATGATACAGTCAATAGTTCCTTTGAAGTATTTTCCTTCAAAGGACTCTTCTAACCCTATGATTTCAATATTTCTACCTAGCTTAGTTACTTGCTCATCATACCAAGATATGAATGCATAGAAACCTGCTTGTTTATAATCATCAGGGTTAATTGTGTTTAAGTCTCTATCTCCGGATAAAAATCGTTCTATTTCGGAGTGGACATTAGTGCCAATGGTAGCATATCTCGATAACTCTTTCTTATAGCTTATACCTTTAAAGCCTAAGCCATTAGCCCAGTACATCAGAGATTCTTCACCAATATAGCTAAGTATTTCTGTTACTCTTTTAGCCTCACTTTCTTTTGAATAATTAGATACACGGGATACGTGGTCTAAAGATAAATCTACTAGCATTATAAACACCTCCGCTTCTATAATATATAGTTGACAGCACAGTTAAATTAAACTTTTACAACTATAACTTATTAGTAAATGCTACGACTAATGTAACTGTTTAGTTCAATGCGTTTATTTCTCCTATAATAAATATATACTACCAATGCTTATATGCCTTTATGTCACACTGTGGCATAGGGGCATATAGACCCTGGCTCGATATAAATAGCCTAGGGAAACATATTAGTAAAATCTCTTAATTTTTCAACGGAGGAGCTACTATTCATGGCACAAGAAATTAAAACATTGAATACTACTTTCCTTTTCCAACAACACAAACAAGAATTCGAAAAAGAAATGGTCGAATTCATCAATGCTGGTAAAGTGATTGATATATCTTCTAAAGAGTTTGAAGATATTGCTTATGAAGTTCGTAAGCAACAAAAGTTATCTAGTAATCTAGTTGAGTTCTTAAACTTCAAAGGACTTAAATTGGTTATTGGTAAGAAACCTATGCCTAGAATGATGAAAGTATTCATGGCTAGAGATCTTAAAGGTGATCGCAATAAGTTTGCGATTTATATTGATGTGTATGGCCTTATTGAATTGGATGACAATGGTAAATATGTTTGCCATAATATTAGCGTATTGATCGCTAATCTTATCTATGCTGCAACTATCCATGCTTATCATTTAGATAAAATCAATAGTACTAGCACTATTGAAGATGCTGCTCATGCATTCGCTAACTTATTCACTAATGTGGTAAACTACCTATTCAAGATCAATAACGTAAATGGTCTACGTAACCGTTGCTTATTCTTATCTTCTTTATACTTCCTTAATACAGTATACAAGAAAGGTAAGTTTAGCAATAACGTAAATTTAGCTAAGAAGATTGCTAATATCACTGAGCGTGAGAAAGAACTTCTTGTAGCTTATCTTGACGTAGAGTCTTTGGCTAATATTGATTATTTCATGCATACATGTAATGATATTCTTAAGCTTAAAGAATTAGAATTACAACCATTCTTGGCTACATGGATCAAACTCTATACACCAGGAACTATGTTTGCATTAGAATACTTCCCAGCATTCAGTGCTATGCTTACTGATGCATACGTTGGTTGTTTCTTGAATAACCAATCTACTATTGAAAAAGTAGCTGGTAATGCAATGGTAGCATACTGTAATGACATTTTGAAAAAAGTAATCTAGTCGGAGGATAATACATGCGACATAATCACAATGAGATTAATATTGTAGAGCATGTAGATCTGCTCAGGAATTATACTGTAAAGAATATTGAATCTATTCAAGCAGGTATGATTCCTGAGCTATTAGATATCTCTTGGTCTGTATCCCAATACTATTTAGAGAACGGTCAACGTAAGTATGTATTCGGTAAAGAGAAATACGTACTTAAAGTTAACGGTTTACGATTTACTATTGACAGCCCATCTAAAAAGAAACTAGTATACGCTAAGAACTTGAAAGACGCTATCGATGAAGGGTTAGTTAATCCTTCATTAGTTTTCGTCAATGGTTTATTCGTTAAGTGGTCTGACATCACACTAGTTAGAGATCAACGATATACATATCTCTATATTAATAATAAAGTGGGTATCGACCCTGTACATATTGACGATGTACAGATCATCAATATTCCATTCAACGTAAGCTACTCTGAGAAACGTAATATCCCTTATGGTAATACAGTTATCTTCAGATTCGGTGATAATGGTCTTACTCTAGACTATGGTGCTATTGTAGTATCTGTAAATACCGAACGTATCAATCTTATATCTAAGCAATGGTCTAACCTAGCTGGTGCATCTATTGATAACTTAGATATCTTGGTAGATAAACGTCATAAGTCTACCGAACGTAACTTCATCTGTTTTACTGATAATAAGTTAGATACTAAGATCAAACCTGAAGTTAAGAATCTTAACTTGGTATCTGTTAATAGTGGTGCACCTATAGATAGAGACTTGGTTCTCAAATATTTCTATAGAGCGGTAGTTAATGATAACCAATCTAATATCGTTAGACCACCTAATGATGATATCATGAAATCTGCTTTAGTGGATAATACCATCAAAGGATTAGACTTACATACAATGCAAAAAGATTTCGATTATGAATATCGTAATGATACTGAGTATAATGATAACTTCTTGCATGGTATCAGATATATCTCTCGGTATAATGGAGTATTCTTTGATGAGTTATACGAAAAGCTCTCTAATATCTATAGTGATACTTATAACGGTGAGCAATTCAAATCCTATATCGGTAATGACTTAATCTTTAGAATGCCACGTGGTCTACATGATCGTACAGAAACATTCGTTATGATTCATCGTAATGGTGAGTTATGGGATTTATATAACCGAATTAAATATATCGGTAGCGAATTCCAATTACAATTAACTCAAGAAGAATACGATGATATTCAAGAGTATGATACTTTTGAGATTGTAAGATTCTCTAGAGTTAATAATAACTTCCTTAAAGTCCAAGTATATAATACTGATAATATTGAGAATACTACTATTCCTTATGAAGATTTACTTGTATTCTCTAACTACACGGATAATCATATTTATTACGACTGTCTTGAATTCACTAAAGACTCTATATATGATGCACCGTTTACTATAGATAAAGAAGCTAAGACTATTAGCTTTACTGATGCTAACTGGTATGGTAAAGATATCTATATGGCATCTAAACGTCAATTTAGATATGCATACTATCCACCAGTAAACTATAAACGTTGTACGTTCTATTTAACTAAAGACTTTGTTGCTTGTAATGATCCAGAAAGATACTTAGTATTCCATAATGGTCGTATGTTAACTAAAGACATGTATCGTTTCTTATTCGAAGAACCAGACAACTCTGTAGTTAGACCAGTAATCCATACACGTATTATGGCAGAACCTGGTGACAGAGTAGAAATCTTCTATGTTCCAGATGCTTTGTCTTATGTGGATATTGGTACAAACAACACAGCACAAGTTACTCATGTTAAAGCAACTATTGATAACCAACCTATCTTTAGTATCCCATTCCCTACAAAGAGCTTCTTGAATGATAAGAATAGTTTCTTTGTAATGCGTGGTAGTGTAATCTTAGAGCAATCTAGATATGATGTAATTGGTGATAAGATTATTATGAAAGACCCTAAAGATTATTTACAATTGGGTCGTGAATTGACATTTGTATTCATCTTCAATAAATCATTAGATACAGATACATTTGGTGGTGTTAAAGAAGAAGATATCTTAACTGTAGATGCTAGATTCACTTATGCTGAATCTGTAGATGATATCTATTACGATATCCCTTATCCTTATGAGGGTTATAATGGTTTCTTCTTCGTATCATATAGAGGTTTATATGTAAACCCATCTCGATATACTATCGAAGATGGTGGACGTACTATTAGATTCCGTAATAATGACTTACATTTAGATCCTGATACATCTATGGTATTCGTATTCGTATACCCTACAAATAAGTATACTCTAGATGCTAGTGCTGTACGTGTAACTGCTAATATTGATAATCAAACTAAGTTTACTGTACCAGTACCTTACGCTGATTACTTTAAAGATGGTAATGAATTCTTCGTTATCCGTAATGGTATCTTCTTAGATACTGATGACTATATCGTCGATACTGATAATAATACTATGACATTAACTTCACCATACGGTTTAGATATTGGTCAAGAATTAGTATTCAATTTCATGGTTGGTAATAAAGTCAGTGTAAAGAACCACACTATTACTATTAGAGCGACTAAAGAAGATCAACAAGTCTTCAAGTTACCTGAAGTATTCCATGACTATAATAAAAGAGATAATAAGTTCTTCTTAGTTATTGGTGATACTCTTGTAGATAAACGTCGTTACGTAATTGATGGTGATGATTTACGATTCTTAAGTGATGATGATAAGATTCCTTATGGTCGTGAGATTGACTTTATCTTTGTATACTGTCAACCAATTGATGATGTAACTGGCACTATTGGTGATATGGTAGATACTTCCAAGTATGGTATCTTTACTAGTAAGTCTACTATCATTAATACTACAGGACAAAGAGAAATCAAAATACCATTCGAAGAGACTTTGTTATATGATCATAATTTCTTCGTTACTATTGGTAGTACATTTATCGATGCATCTAACTATGTAATCAATAATGCTACTGGTACTATTAAGATCATTAATGACAATATCAAAACTATTGCTGGTAGAGAAGTCTTATTTACATTGATAGATTCCAAGTACGCTGTAGTCGAAAAAGATATCAGCATTACTAAGTCTACAATGGAAAATCAAATGGACTTCGATATTGTCTTACCATTTGATAACTACTTCGAGCAAGGAAACAGATGTCTTGTATTCATTGATAATGTATACCTAGATGAGTCTAGATATACTATTGATGAGAAGAAACGTAGATTATCCTTAGTCAATTTTGATGATGCTCTAACTAAGGGTAAAAACGTAGTCTTCATGTACTTATTCGTAGCCAATAATGCTAATAAGTCTTATACATCTGAAGAAGTTCAGCATCCTAAACTTACTGAATATGGTTATATCTATTTAGATAAGAAGAATATTAGACATAATATGAATTCTAAATTATTCTTCTTGTATGTAA